AGTATACAGTGTTTCACCCATTCTTTATCAATGACTGGTGCAATTTTGAATTGTTTAAAGTGATTTTGTAATATTCTAGTAACTCTCGGAATATCTTTTGTTTTCATTTTTCTAAATTGAGATGTACCACGAACTTCAAGATACTTCTGTTTAGTTTTATTTGTAACTTTATAGAATCCAACATCTGACAGTTTTTTTACATTGAGGATACGATGCCAATATTTAGATTTCACCATGGGTGTTGGGATCTTATTGACTGCCGTATATACAGCCTGCCAGACACCTTTTGTGTTTGCAATTCGTTTCATCTCACTAATCAGAATTGGTGCAAAACCCATAGTTCTAAAATCATCATGTACACACATAAAATTAATTTGAACCATGCTTAGTATATCCTCACAGACCCGTATTTTATTTGGAACACTTGATATGAATCCGATAAGTTTTTGGGTTTCATCATGAATAATTCCTCTATTTTCATATCCAGGTGATTCAGCTGCCCATTTTAGGGTTTCATGTGAATATTTAATTTTAGATGAATCACTAGATAGATACTGTTCATTCAATAATGGGTGTGCTTCTTCAACCGAACACTCTTTCCACGAAAATCCAGTAGGGAGCTTTTGCGACTCCGTTGCGACCTTCTTATATTTTTCAATTTCCTGTCCACTTTCATATTTGATACCTTCCTGGGGAACTGGTTGTTTATCCCAAAATGTTCTCATTAGTATGTACTTGTATATACCTTTTAAGTTGGCTTAAAGTTTTAGAGATTAAACACTATATAAGATGTCTCTTGAACAAGATTACACTACTGTCCCCGGCCAACTCTATGCGTGTCTCTCTGTTGTAGGTCCAGAGTCCCCCCAAAAGAATGATAAGTTTGGTATTAAGATTCGTGGGGCTTTCTCTTCTCGTGATGAGGCTGCTAACCACGCGAAGCGTCTCCAAAAGGAGGATTCCACATTTGACATCTACGTTGTTGATATGTACAAGTGGCTACTCATTCCACCTGATCCCTCAAAGATTGAGGATGTACACTATACCAATGAAAAGCTTGAAGAGATTATGATTGGTTATAAGGACAACCAGGCTGAGGCTACCCGTATGTTCAATGATCGTAAGAGGGATATGATGGAATCTAAGAGTTTCCTCAAACCAGGTGATGAGAACTCTAAGTTTTATACTAAACCAGATGAAGCACCTCTCAGCCACCCAGCTGATATCATTGAGCGTCTCAAGAAAGAGAAGCCCGATGCACAGATGGAAGATCTCGTCAAGGAAGCTGATGAGATTGTTACTGCTGAAGTTGAAGCGCGACGCAAGAAGCGTGAAGCTGAGGAAGAAGCTTCAACCGACGGGACTATCAAGGAGTCTGAAGAGGAGGGTGAACCAGAAGTTTCATCTGCTTAATTAAAAAAATAATATTCATTACTTTTAAAACAAAATGTGGAGATTAGTTATTACTATCATTTTGACAAGTATATTTTTCGTTTTGTTTTTTGAACCGTATATAAAATTCAATATTGATATTAATTCAAAAAACAAGGCGAGTACAGTTAAAGGGTTTTTTGAAGATACAAGGGATGCATTCATAATGCCCAGGTATCCCACACAAGTTATGGATCGTGATATAACAGGTGAACTAGAACCTGTATATGGTGATATTGGAACGTTCGCTCCATACTCAAGTATATCAGAGGATCATTGGTTGTATGGATTTCCACATGAGAGTGGTAAAATAGAAGTTCCAGATGAAACGAAAGAACAAAAATTACAAAGACGTTTAAATGAGATTAGGAATACCTGAGGATTACTGGTTGCATAGTTTTACCCATAAAGAAGCCTAATAGGAATACAGCGAATGCTATAATCCACGTAGATTTGTCAATGTTAGAAAAAATGTCATTTTTTTCAGAATCCTGATATTGTTGAGGGTATGTCATTTCAGATGGATGAATATAGTATTGTTCGTCGTGAATAGGTGTACTATCTTCATGCTTCTCACTATCTTTATCAAGTGGATCACGGATCGGATCATAATCAATTGGATTTCCTATATCAGTCTCCATTTTATATATATATATTGATTTTTTTAAGCGTGTTCTTCCTCACTTTCCTCATCATCATCTATAAAATCTTTTAGACTACCCTCGTCATCTTCACTCTCTTCATCTGAATAATCATCTTCATCCGTGTCAATAGACGAGTCTACATCGGACTCATGTTCTTCAGGTGTGTAATCATCTTCTAGTATAGTCTCTTCTGGTGTGTAAAAATCCGGTTTCTTTACATGTCTGGTAGTACGCCTACGAGTCTGAACCATTATATACATAAAGAAGCTTACCTTTTAAGTATACTTTGTTGTAAATGACCCTAAACTCAATTAGAACGAGAAACGTCTATTTTTCCCCGGGTGGTCTGAGTGCTTGTTTGACACTACCATTGAGTTCATATATTTTAGCGTTACTCTTTTTACAAACTGGACACTTCTGAGTTATCTTTGTTCCTTTGATGACATACGACATTGTACAATCTTCATGGTCACCCCTGATAGTCTCACAATGTGACGATGTCGTCAAAACGGTGAATGTATTTTTCTGTTGAGTGATACTCACAACATGTGTATCTTTAGGACATTTCATACATCTATGCATGAATGACTCTAGGGGTAATTTTATATCAGAGTGTTTAATTCGGGGTTTTTCTTCAAATTTTTTAATTTCTGGACATTTTCTGAGTTCCTCCTTCTTGGGGTATAACTTCTCAACTATTTTGGAGGGAAGTTGATGTTTACGACCATAAAAGTCTTTACAGAAACCATCTCGTCTACCCCGAATGGTTTCACATCTACAGAAGCATTTTTGAGCAATCACAGAACCACTTATATGAAACCAGATATGATTAGAGTTGTGACCCCTTCTCAGATTTTCACAATACTTGGAATTTGTTGAAACGAGGTACGTCTCCTTATGTTTGAATATCTTTGTCACAACTGATGTACTTTGCCCTTCCAGATTCTTCTGGATGAAGTCTTCAACGAAACCCCTGAGTTCATCATTTTGTATTTCATCTTTGGTCTGAGCATCTGTGAAAGTACCCTCCTTGACCACTTTAGACGGAGGTTCCACTGTGATGTGTTGAGGGTCAGTGGTCCGAATGGCAGACATTTTGAGAATTTCAATATTTGGCTGTTGATCAATTTTTAGGAGGGTGCTGAGAGGTCCATGTTTATATACGAACACAGGAAGGTATGCAACTTGAACAATTTTACCGGTGCCATCACACTCTTTACACCCCTTCCCCCCACATTGTTGATGTTTTGCCATTTTGTGGGACCATGGCATACGGAAGCCACTCCCCTTTGACTTCCGCCGGATGTCTCCGTAAACAGACAAGTCTACAATCTCATTCCAATCCATAGCCCCCTTTGCTTTTGAGAGTGCCACGAGGATATGCTCCCTCAACGCTAGAGCCGAAGCCTGATCAACGACATACCCTGGCCAGTTTAAATGTACCCCAGTCTTTATGAGATCACCAGCTTTTTTTGATGGAGAGATAGACACGAGACATTCTTTACCACCATGACGTTTCACTTTGTCGCATATAATCTTACAGATGTCTTTAATCTCCATGAGTGTGAGGGATCTCTCATCTTTATAGTCTATGTCAACGAAAAAGTTATATGTCTCAGTCTTTTGTTCTACGACGAATAATTTTTCACCCTTCTTGACCGCTTCTATATACTTATCATAAAAGTCATTCAATTTATCGAATGGGACTGAAAGGACGCCACCGTCCATAAGTACATGCGATAGATTGGTTGCATTGTTAATTTTGTTGTGGTTACACCACTTCTTAAACATACCTTGTTATTGCTCTTCTTCTCTAAACCATCTCATACAAGATACATCTTGGTACTCCCGAGTTTGAGAAAACTCTTTCTTTAAATTTAAAAGTTCATACACAGTTTTATTTTCGTTATCCTTAATCCACCATTCAATCTCTTTATCACAGAGACCCCTATTCTTCTTGAGGAACTCTCCGATCTGCATTAAGATGTAAGCCTTGGACTTCATTCTACTTAATAGAGAAGGTTTTTCTATTGAGAGAACTTACACATGAATAAAACTCTGGATTCCTCACAACATTATCAATTATGAGATTCCACCGTTTACGTGTGTTAAACTCTTCAAGAGTATCAAAACTCATGTAATCGTTTTCATCATATGTTTTCTTTATTGGTAACTTCTGTATCTTCCTTAAACTCATTTTTTGTTTTTCATCATAAAACTTCTTGACGAGGGAGTTTTGTTGAACTTTATTGTAATCCACAAAGAATACAAATACATTATATTCCAAATCCACCATGGGACTCTCTTTGACTGTAAACTTAAACTCTGTATATTCCCCATTTTTTAGTGATATCACACCACGGGTCTCTTCTTCTAGTTCCCTAAGTGCACATCTAATAGGATTAAAGATCTCCCTCCTTCTACACCCACCTGTAACGAAGATCCAATCCTTAAATCTCCTATCTCTCACAGTGAGAAATATAGGTTTTTCGTCAGCAAAGCTAACCGGTATCGCTATAGCTTTATACTTTTTCATTGCGTATTCGCAAGTTATTTTACCCGGATATGTTTATTCCTCTACATTTTCTTCAGTGGTATCTGGTTCCGCAACGGGTTCAACCCGAGGCACTGGATGGGGTACAGGTGGGGGAGCGCTCAACTTCTGGACGAGCTGGGCCGAGAAATTTTTAAGATTATCAACATCCTGCTTAGTCTTGTTCGTCTCTCGGAAGAGGAATATCACACCTGCGATGGCCACAATAGTAGCCACCATCATGAGAGTTTCACGGTCCATTTGAATCATTATATGTTGTAATCACTCCTTCTTTTTAAGTAATAACACCCATATATGTTCTTCCTGGAGTTGGACATTCGTAGGGGCTTTGGGCAAATTGAACGGCTTGGTAATGCGTATCTTCACACGATTTTTCAGTTGGTGGTCTGGGCTGACCAACAAACGTCTCGAGTGTCCTGGATTTAGGG